CTTTATCACCGAGGAGTCCCCGCAGCCTCTATTGCTCAAGCCGCAGGAGTTACTTATCGTGCTATGGCAAGAAGGATCGCTAATGGTTAAACCCACAAGCAGTGAAGACCTTGTTGTAGCAGTTTGGGCTAATCCAAAGAAGCAAAAGGGACGCCCTAACGCTCGCACGCTTGAGACTTTGATATCTGAAGCATCAATTCATCCTATTGCGATGTCTTTAGCCTCTTTGAAAGCAATTCAATCTTGGAAAAGCTGTCCAGTAGCAACAACTTCTATAGAAATAGACTTTTTGTTGACTCCAGAGATATCTAATAGAGAAAATCCTATCCTCATTCCGATATCTTTAGCCAAGTCCTATCTGGGTTGGCAAGAATTCTATGTTTCACCGATACATGCGGAGAATAAGTGAGAATCAGAGCAGATGTCTTCCCAGCAGTACTTACCATTGCTGAGCCAGGCTCGTTAGAGGATATAAATGAACTACTTCCACGAGGCGGTGCGCCGAAAGGCTCTAGAAAGTTAGACAGATGTAGGATTATTGCTACCGAGGAAAAGATTATGGTTGTTGTTGACGACCCTTCTGGCCCAAAACTTATCTTTAGTGAAAATATAACCTTCTACTCTAAGGAAGAAAAGGTTCATAGGGTGATTACTGAATCTGGAAAGATGATTGCTTTCCGAAAGGACGAGAATTGCGGATGTGGCTCACGCCTACGCAGTTGGAGCCCATATGGAAGCATTTTAATGTCACAAACGGACGGAGAATAATGACAACGCTAGAGTTTTTAATTATGGGATTGGCTACATACAGAATCACTAGGCTAATTATTCGTGATGAACTACTAGCAAGACCTCGTAATTTCTTCTGGAAGAAATTCCCTCCAGAGAAGTCTTTATTAGGATATCTCCTGACTTGCCCTTGGTGTATAAGCATTTGGGTCGCATCAATTCTTCAAATATCTAGTATCATTAATCCAGAAGCCACGTATGTAGTCGAGATAATTTTTGCTCTATCTGCAATCGCTGGCCTGTTAACTGCACATGAAGAGCGGTAGCCCCTCATGTTCCGTAACAACGACGAGGAGTTAAATCAGTGAGCGTATTTAAGCGCAGCGAACCAAACAATGACTCTACTCCCGTCTCCGTGCCAAAAAAGAAATCTGCTCCTAAGAAAAAAACACAGTCGAAGCAGACAACTCGTTCTCGCACACAATCTAGAATTCCTCAAGCTGCTCCGATAATCAGTGGAGCCGCATCTGTATTCCTATCTCAAACAAATCAAGCGCAAGCAGTTCCATATAACCAACCTCGCTCTCTTACAGCAGCAGCGGTACAGGTAAAGCTAAATGACAAAGGTGAATCAGAGCAATTTAGAAATCGCCGCTCTGCTGCTTCAAGTGCATGGCAAGCAGAAGCATGGGAGTACTACGACGCAATTGGTGAAATCAAATATGCATTCAATCTTGTTGCATCAGTTGTATCACGAATCAGAATTTTTCCAGCAGTAATTGATGACCCTTCTCAGGCTCCAACATCAGTACGTTCTTCAACAACTTTAGATAAACAACTATCTGCTGCAGCAGAGCGAGCACTTTCTCGTCTTGATTCTGCATACGGTGGACAAGCTGGTCTCCTCCGAGATGCTGCACTCAACCTTTCGGTGGCTGGCGAATGTTATCTAGTGCAGATGCCAGAGCGTAAGGGCTCAGGTATTCCAGAGTCTTGGGATATTCGTTCTGTAGATGAAGTAGTTATAGATGCTCGTGGCGGATACAACGTAGTAAGTCGCCGTGAGCAAACAAGTGGTGGCGGAAATACTGGCCCAACAACTCATTTAGGTACCAGCGCATTTGTTGGTCGCATCTGGCGTTCACATCCACGCTTTTCTGATGAATCAGATTCTTCAATACGCGGTCTGCTAGACCTTTGCGCAGAACTACTTCTTCTTAACAGAACGTTCCGTGCAACAGCACGCTCTCGCCTAAACGCTGGCGCACTTTATCTTCCAGATGGTTTGTCAGTTGCTGCACAAGGCGACCCAGACTATCCGTATGAAGATGGAGATGGTCAAACAGATCCTGGTTTCACAGCAGAAGAAGCAGAAGACGAGTTTGAAGACCAACTCATCGATGCGATGACAACTCCGATTCGTGATGAAGAGTCTGCATCCGCTGTTGTTCCACTTATTATTCGCGGACCTGCTGAACTTGGTGACAAGATTAAGCAGTTTAAGTTTGAGCGTTCATTCGACCCAGCACTTGCACAACGCGCAGACCGTGTTCTAGAGCGCATCCTTCAGGGACTAGATGTTCCTAAAGATGTTGTTACTGGCTTAGCAAATGTTAAGTATTCAAACGCTTTACAGATTGACGAAGGACTCTACAAGGCGCACATTGAGCCTTTGATGCTTCTTATTGTTGATGCTCTAACAATTGTTTACCTGCGTCCATACTTAATTGCTCAAGGCTATTCTCCTTCAGATGTTGACCGCATTGTTGTTTGGTATGACCCATCAGCAGTTGCTACTCGCAATGACCGCGCAACGGATGCAGATTCAGGATTTGACCGTGGCGCTGTTTCTTACGAGACATGGCGTCGCGCTCATGGTTTCTCAAACGCAGATGCTCCTACATCAAATGAAATCGCAATTCGTATGTTGTTTGAAAAGGGTGCAATCACTCCAGAACTTACAGAATCAATGCTTGCAACTGTTGCCCCAGAGATGATGGAAGCAGTTCGCAGTGCTCAACAAGCAGCCTCCGTTGCTCCGCTTCCACCAGGGCTTGAAGACATTCTTAAGGGAGCCATAGCAACCCCTGAGACAGCAGCTCCAGCAGAGCCAGCCCCAGAAACAGAGCAGTAATGGCTGAAATTAACGGCTGCCCTCCTGCTACACAGGACATTGCACTTAATCTTACTAATCGTAAGAAGGCAATTGATACTGCTATGTATGGACCGCTTAATCCTGCGGAACCAAACGAAGAGTATTGGAACGCACTTGGTCAAGAGTGGAATGTAGATGCTGAAACTGCAAAGAAACAAACTTGCGGTAATTGCGCTGTCTTTATTCAGACTCCAGAGATGCTTTCTTGTATTGAAACAGGATTAACAGATAACGCAGATGAGTTTGATTCAATCAACGAGGCTGGCGAACTTGGCTACTGCGAAATCTTCGACTTCAAATGCGCATCAGCACGCACCTGCCGTGCGTGGGTTGCTGGCGGCCCAGTGACTGCTGCAGGAAAAAGAACTATCTCTCAAACTCCTGCTCCTAAAAAAGATAAAATAAAAGGCTCTAGCAAAAATAAAAAAGGTTCAGCATCTGGAACTAGAAAAGTTGTATTTAGTAAGGCAACAGAAAACACCCTCTCTACCAAAGTCAAAGAACACAATGAAAAAGCACCAGAAGGTAGAAAAGCCTCTCTAGGAATGCTTAAGGCTGTATATCGCCGTGGCGCAGGAGCATTTTCTACATCTCACCGTCCTGGTATGAATCGTAATCAGTGGGCTATGGGCCGTGTCAACGCTTTCCTTAAACTTCTCAAATCAGGTAAGCCAACAAACTCTGCTTACACAACAGATAATGATTTACTCCCAGCTAAACACCCTCGTTCAACAAAAAGAGATAACTCAATTACTGCCGCTGCTGGTTTAGTTCCAGAAGAGTCAGACCTAGCTAATGCTCTCGTCGAAATCGCTGAGAAGTATGGAAAGTTTAATGAAGATGCCACAGGAATTTGGGCAGGATACGCCTCAGCCGAAGAAAATAAATACAAGGGAATCGGAGTCAAGTGCTCTTCTTGCGTTCTATACATGGGTAATGGATCGTGCAGAATCATCGAACAAGAAGTCGAAGACGAAGGTAAGTGTCGTTTCGCGGTTATTCCAGATGGGGTCGTTGATGTCGGAGTTCTCGAAGGCGAAAAACTCGGAAACGAAAACAAGCTAACAGAAGACATTCTGCAGGAGTATCGCTTTGATAGAGAATTATCAATATCTCTAGGAAGTAAAGAGGACTATAATTCTCCAGAGGATGCCATCCTTGCTATGGCAGAGTTTTCTGGAGCAGGGTATGAAGCAGAAGATGCAATTAGAGCATCTTGGCTTCGTGCAGTTCGTGCAGGTGGAGACCCGTTTAGAAGAGCGTCTCTATTAGCACTACACGGAGAACTCAGTCTTGACGCAGATTTACTACCAAGTTCAGAAGAAGAAGAGGATGACAACTAATGAGCCGTATTCGCCGCTTAAGCCAAGTAATTTCTGAAGAGGGTCGCCGCGCACTGGCATCTCAGCAGGCATCACGTATTCGTGACACCGCTTTTGGAATTGTCGACCAAGCAAACTTAAACGCGTCTACGAGTCGTAAGATTACAAAGAAGGCTGCTTTCACAGTTGTACTTCGCTCACTACAGTCAACACGCAATCTTCCATTCTCACTCCGTGAGCACATGGCTATCAGAGAACTTTCTCAGTACATCACTCTTGCTCAAAGTGATAAGTCTACTTCTCTTACTCTTTCTAATACAGACCTTCTACCAGTCTCACATCCACGTTCTACCCGCAACCACTCAATGACTGCTTCTGCTCTTACCGAAGCTCGTGCACGTTGGGTTGCTGATGACCCTCGCATTGTTGATGGATATGCAAAAACAATTATTGCTTCTGCTCTTACATCCAAGTACGCATCTGTAGAACATGTCTACTACAACTCTATTCTTTCTAGCCTTCCTCAGGGCGTAGTTCCTGCAGAGGTTATTGTTGCTGCTAGTAATCCATTCTCAGGTGGAAACTCAAGTGCAGAGCGCTCACTTCGTGCTCGCTTGCAGCGTCGTGACCGTGAAGGTAAATTCGCATTTATGGGTGGAGGACTTAGTGCCCTCGTTCGTAAAAGTAATGGCAGAGTTTATAACCTTGTAGGTCGCCCAATCATTGATGGACCTAATGGCGATGACATTCAGATGGAACTTCCTGATGGAAAAATTGTAAACATTCCCGCATCAAAAGGTATGTTTATCAAGGCTGTTATTAATCCTACTTCAGATGGATATAGTAAAAACACTGCAAAGACAGCAACAACTAAGAACATCATTAACGAAGAAGATTTAGTCTATGTAGATGCACCTCAGGGGTGGAGTAAGACTGGCACCAACACTTGGAACTCCGAGGATGGCTGGGGTATTGAAAAAGGTAGAGATAAAAATGGCTACTATCAATATGAGATTAAAGACCCTGCTGGAAAAACAGTAGGCACTAGCAGTGGCGACTGGGAAGATGCTCTAGATAACATTGCAGAAAAGAAAGAAGGAAAGAAAGCTGTCCTTCCTTCAGATGATAAGTTTGTAGAAGAAATCATCATGGACCCACCAAAAGATGGTAAGGGTGGAGGCGGACGTGGTGGTGACGGAGGAGGACCTAAGACTCCAAAACCTTTCGAGTTTAAATATCCTCAAGGCGCAGTTAAAATTAAAATTGATGAGTCATACGACCCTGAAGGTCGTGTCGATGAAGAGAGTCCAGATTTTACAGATGACCCTGTAGAACTTGGTCAAAAGTTTGACCCTAGAGATTTAATTCAAGCTTTAGAGCAAGGTGTTCTTCCTGAAAATAAGGGAGACAATGCTGTTGGTTATGGTGTTCTTCGTTTTAACGGTGGAGATGAGTATGTTCCTGTACAAGCACTTTATAACGCACTTGATGAAGCAGGAGAAGATGCTGCTCTAGAACTCGCACGTATTTATGACAAAGGTTTAGGCAGCAACAACAACGAGAACGCTCTTAAGGATAACCGTAAGGGCATAGCACGCCTTGACCAATCAAAGCCAGATGTTGCAGAATCATTTGAACGCACTGTTGCTATGAACCCAGATGAGGTCCCAGCAACTGAAGTACCAAAGTTTAGTGAAGCAGAGATGGACCTTCCTCCAGTTCTTGAAGGTTTATCAGACGCGGAGATGAGACAGTTTATAGAGACAGGGGACCATACTCCTTATCTTCCAGAGAACGAATCAATCGATATGCCAGAGGGCTATAGCACTCTTGACCCATCTCCTTTTTCTTCTTGGCGTGAAGTAACTGCTGATACACCTGATGCAGTTCTTCCAGAAGGCTTTAGTGATAACCCAGTATTCCTTGCTCAGTCAATTGATAAGCAGAGCCTAGAAGCAGAGCTTCGCCGTTCAATCGAACCAGATTCTGCAACACCAGGATATGCAAACATCTCACTTCAAGATGAAGATGGCGAAGAGTTTGTTGCTAACATTCCAGGAGAAGCAGTACGTGATGCGCTACAACTTCAAGGTGTAGATACAAATGAATTTATCAAGAAAATTTCTGATGAAGGTTTTGCTGGTCAGAATAATGAAATGATTATGGACCCTCCAATGAACTTTGGTCCAGATAAAGATAAAAAATCTGTAGATGAAATCATTATGGACCCTCCAAAGGACCCTAGAGGCGAGAGATTTGAACCCGCGAAGTTTCTACCTGAAGGTCAATTTGTTAAGCCAGGTGATCAAGATGCTAAAGATGTAAATAAGGCATTAGATTTCTTAGATAAGCACATGGATGAAGAAGGCACTACTGAAGACAGAGCTATGGGTATCTCTGAAGCACAACGCCACCTCAAGGAAGCAAAAGAGTATCTTGAAGCAGGAGATACAAAATCTGCTCTTTCATCTCTTGGTACTGCCTATGAAATAATGGACGGCTTAGAAAGTCCAGGAGAAGGCATCTTCCCTAACGGCAAGAACTCTGCTGAAGCTGCAGACGTTGTAGATAAGTTAATGACTCGTTTAGAAGAAAATGATTCTGGCATGATCATGGACCCTCCAATGAACTTTGGTCCAGATAAAGATGACAAGTCACTAGGTAAAGAAATTTATGAACGTCGCATTGCAACAGGTGACTCATTGGACAAGGTTGCAGAAGACCTTGGCCTTACTCGCCTAGAAGTCCGACGACTCGAAGCCGATTACGCACGTTCTCTTGAAGGTAAAGATGACCCTGGCATGATCATGGACCCACCAATGAAGTTTGGTAAGGAAGCAGACCCACAGGCGGAACTTCCTCTAGACACCCCTGCCGAACCGAAGCCTATGAATGCTTACGAGCGTTTGATGGCAGAGAAGAAGGCAGAAAGAGACGCAGTTGATGAGCGTGTAGCAAAGCTTAAGAAAGATGCCGAAGACGGCGTTGACGATCTGGGACGCACTATTCCTGAAGGTTGGGGCGCTGAGTATCGGAGAAGGGGACTAGACGCTGATCCAGATAACTTCTATAACGTTTATGGAAACAACACTTTTGAAGCAACAGTTGATAAAGATGGAAAGATTACTGTTAGAGACCGCAATGAGCTTACTCCAGATAAATCTTATGATAACTGGGACGATTTAAAGGCAGACCTAGAAAACCAAAGAGCAGAATACTCTTCTGCTGCTCGTGCGCGTGTAGCAGAGATTGCAAAACAATACGGATACTCCGATGAGCAGATTGCTTCATTTGATTCAATGTCCCAGCAAGAACTTGCTGACTTCTTTGCTAACCCAGATAATCACACACCTGCCTATGCTGACGCACTTGTTGATTGGGTTAACTCATTTGCAGTGGACCTACCTAGCCCTCAACAAAAAGCACGCTGGTCAGAGTTTGGTAAGAATGAAAAGATTCTTGCACAGGCAGGAGACGCTCCTTCTGGTGACTCTACAGAACAAACTATTGTTGACCCACCAAAGGATGCGACACCAGAAAATCCTTTGATTGAAAAGCCTGTCTTAGATAACCTTGTTGCAGAGATTAATAAAAACGAGAGAGATGGGTATAAGGCTAACGGTCTTAACTTTGTAATTAATAGAGGAGCATTTGGTGCTAAAGCTGAAAACATTGAGGTAATCCCAGATAATTGGGAGCCAGGAGACCCTGTTGTTGCTCGTATTGATATGGATGGTGGAATCGATTGGGAGAGTGACGCTCAGTTTGATAAGTATGCCAAAGATATGGATGAAGCACTAAACGGTTTGGACTCAGGAACACTTCCGTCTGATCCTAAAGAAATTGGCAAAAATGCATTTGCTAAAGGAAAGGAGCGCAATGCAGCGGCTGACCCAGACCTTGTAAATCTGATGGAAGGTAAATCTTCTGCAGAGAGAAATCAATTGATGAAAGATTGGTTCGAAGGTTGGGATAGAGCAAATGTCAGTATGGATATCGATGCGCCAACACCTAAGGGCTTAGATACGACTGACAACAAAGAACTAATTGCCAAATTTAAGAGAGAGTATGTAAAAGAGTTTTTAGATCAAGAAGAGGCACTAGCAGACAAGTATCAAGCAGAAGAAGATATGGATCGCGGTGATGCTCAGGCTGTTGCCGAAGCCGATATGAAGCGCATGTATGGCAAGACTGCTATGGAGGCACTCAATGAGCTCCCTCGTGAAGAAGGATTAAAAGTTCTTGAAGAGAGAGAACAAAAGCCATTTAATTTTGTTGATCAAGAAGAGAAGGATATTTCTGCACCATCTTCACAAGCAGAATCTGTTGTTGCTGTTGATGTAAACAGTCCTAACCTTCAAGAAGAGATTCAATCTGCAATTGATAAGGGTCAGAAAATTGCTTTCTCTTACAATGGAAAGAACAGAGTTGTCACTCCACAGAGTATCTGGACTAATCCAAAGAACGGCAATGTAAATCTTCGTGCTATAGAAGACGGTCCTGATGGAGTATTCAAGGTCTTTACCTTGGATAAGATGGAAATGGCAAAGAGCACTACACCACCTCCTGCTCCTGAAACTAAGCCTAAAGACCTTAGTGAAGCCGATATAGCCGTTATCAAGAATAACGAGTATGTAATAGCAAATGCTGGAGTTCTTCTACCAACCGAAGCAAAAGACCTTCAGGTTGGTGACTTTTTGTACAATGCATTCTATGATCGCTACGAACAAATTCTTGAAATGAAACCAGCAGATTTAGGACGTATAGAGTTTAGAGTCTTCAATGTTTACAATAACCAAGAAGAAGATCGATTCTTTGTAATGGATTCTCCACTTCGCAATGTTCGTCGTCTTGGTATTGAAGACCAAGCAGAGACAATTCCACCCGTAAAGGCAGCGCCTCGCGGAGGAAAGCGTGGATTAATTGAGCGTGCCCCTCTCTCTGAGCAAGTTAGAGCAAAAACAGGAAGACCTGTAGCAAGACAGAAAGAAGAAGAAGGATTATTTAAAGATAAAAATGGTGTCCCAATTAAGCCAGGAGATGTTGTTATACATCCAAAACACCCTGAATGGGGACGTGGAGTTGTAAAGAATCGTATTGGTGCACAAGTTAGAGAAGGTAAAAAAGCTGGAGGCCAAGTACGTGCTGGAAAAGTTCAGGCTAATAAGTTATTAG